GTTTCGATCTTATATGGACTTCAAAAGTCGTCCTAATAATTGGAAAGCTATAAAACAAGCAATCTACGATGCGTTCATGGTAAATAACGCATCAGGAGAATACCCCCCTTCTCCTGATAAATTCCCTTTGTTCTGTCAAAGTGGCATTGATAAAATCCGATCAATGTCAAGGAAGTCTCTATGGATAATAGAAATTCCTACAGAACTTAGCAGCACCTACGGATTATTACGTAACGACAAAAAAGTTCGTCACGAGTATCTCTCAACATTAGTTAAAGAGAACATTCGCAGAGCATGCAGATTAGTGCGGGCTATCTTTGATATCTGGTATATTCATACTGGAGAAGAGGTAGTGCAGAAGCACTGGGTCACCATGTTATGCAAATGGTTCATTGCATTCTTTTGTGAGTGTGGAGAGCGATACTGGAAGTATCAATCGTGTTATCTTTTTTGTCTTGTAACGGGCCAATGGGAGTTTCCCGAGCTCAAGTCAGGCGAAAGCCTGCCAGCCGGCGAGAAACCTGGATTTATTCTTCCATCCAGATATTACAAACATCTTAGAACGCTTATCAGAACAGGTTCTAAGGAGGCAACTGAACTTGCTTATGCTCTTATGGACTGTAAAAGGGCAGGTCTACCAATCAGTCAATTCCAAACCAATAAATTTATATATAAACATAAAAAAAATATGGAAGGTGGGGAATTCAAGGGATCTGATGATGCGAAACTTGGTTTAGGTACCAAGGTCGAACACATTAAATCTCGCATTTGTGATTTTCTTCACAAACTTGATGCACCAGTAGTTACGGAAGACAGGGAACCTAGTTCCTCTGCTGTCTTCTCTGGTTCAAGGAGTAATGGGGGCTTCATAGGGAAAATTTATTCACTATGTCGCTTCCATTACGGCTTACCGGTCCTACTTGGTTTGACGATTGATCAACATGGTTACAGTGTTGAGCGGTATGGGTTTCCAAAGGAATGGGTCAGAATGTTGATAGAAACAGCTGCAGTACATGAACTGTTTGCTGCCTATCCCACTGACTCGTTAGATTGGAGTAAGTTTAGTAGAAATACTAAACTTTATCAAGTTCAACCTTTGAGGGCGGCTATGTATGAAGTACATGAGCCTTTCAAAGTGCGTCCCATCACTTGCGCAGATGGGTTTGTATATCATATTGTGCGTACCTATCAAAAGACCTTTCATACGAAATTGAGAGGAATGGCGCCTTTTGCACTTACGGGTAAAGTCTGGGATTCGAGTATAGCCACTACCTACCTTAATGGTAGTGAGTGTCTGTACTGGAATTCAGGAGATTTCTCCGCTGCAACTGACGGTATTTCTCGTCCAATACAAGAATATACTACTAAGTTAATATGCGATAAGCTTCATCTCTATGATCAGAGACTTGTTGCTACTTGTCTAAAAGCAAGTATGGATATGCATACTATTCATTATGATGACTTAGGTGAAGTAGAACAACTATGGGGACAGCTAATGGGTTCACCTTTTAGCTTCTTAATTTTGTGTATCATCAACTTTTGTACCACATGGGCTTCTTGTGAAGCAGCTTCAGGTACAGACATGACTTATAATCAGTTTGTACGCAGGCATAGACCGTTAATCAACGGAGATGATAACTTATTTGGTTTTCCAAATATGAGTTATTATGACTGTTGGGTTGACTATTGTCGAGAGGCCGGGTTAAATAGATCACCGGGAAAGAACTACGTGAGTAGTGAATTCCTGATGGTTAATTCTAGACCTATGTGGATTGAGAGAGATGATCTCGGAAAAGTAAGGTTACTAAGTGAGTTATTTACTTGTAATTCTGGACTTATTAGAGGTCAAGGTCGTGTTTTGGTAGATAAGAGGAACTGGAGGAAGGATGAACGGATCAAGAGTATTGATCGAGAGTTACTTTCTGCTGCGGATCAACTGCAGATGACATTACGTTGTGCTGATCAACAACAACGTAAACGCATATTTGAACGATTTCAATGGAATATGCGAAAGAAATTACGGGCATCACGAAGATCATGGTGTTTGGATCGTTTCTTGGGCGGTTTTGGCCTACCTTTTGGGAAGGCTAGTGAGGGGCAGCGAAGGATCGCTGCGTGTATTCTGGATTCACAGGGAAAGCAATATCCCACTCTATCTGTAGGTTGTAATCCTAAACCCTTTGTTAGTTCAATAACTTTGAACAACGATGGTTGGGATTATGTACAGAAAGATAGACAGTATCTAGAATTACATCAGCGTGAGCATAATATATTCGTTAAACCTCATATTAGGACCGAGCTCGAACTGAGTTCAGCATTAAAACCATGTGATCGTTTAGGATCACTGGATGAGATGTCACAATTTATTTGGACCGAAAGTCTGAGTAATTATGATAAGGTCATGAAGAAAGTATTCAAGTCAGCTATTGAGCCGATTGCTGAATCTGCGAAGTTCATGCGGATTCGGCAATTCTGTAATGGGATCCTTAAATGGTGCGGCCGTGAGGACTTGTCTCAGTGGGTGTCTGGTTTTTGGAAACCAACACCAGAACCAGTTATGGGAATAAATTCAAATAACTGGATCGAGATTCAACAGGGTTTTTGTGACCTGAAGAATCTCGCTGAGTCAAATTCCTGGTAGGGCTTATACTACCGAAGGATAGTAGGGATGATCTAGCCGACTGTCAGGCATAGTTAACTGACAGCTATTGATCTGTAAATGTACAGACTTAGTGGGATTATTCTTA